CCTTTAACGTTGCAATGTTCCACGTGGAACAATCCCAGGTTAACGCTAACGAGCCCCAGTTCCACCCCCAATAAACGTTATATTCACATTACCGCTCCCTCTCGGCAACGGAGCTAAGTAGTTGGTGGGCAATGGTTAGCGTGCTTCCGCCTCGGCCCGTGTGCTCCATGGAAGCGCGTGCGACATAGCCTCTCGCTCGTTCCAGAAGCCAGGCTGCGCCTTGCCAGCCTTGCGAACCGGTCCGGACGTTGAGCACCAGGTCGACTTCCCCCCTGGATTTGGCAAGTTCAACCTCGCGAGCGAAGTCCGGATGGCGTTGAAGGAACCGAGACCATCCACCGGACGAAGGCTGGAAACCGACGAGGGGCAAAAGGCGCTCAACCGGGATGCCGCATTCGATTCCCGCGATCATCTTCTTTTTGTCTTCTTCCTTTAACTGAAGGGCAGGCCTTCCCCTCGGCCTCTTCACCTTCACTTCCTTCCCCCCATCGGACACGACATGTCCGACCGCCAGGGCATCCGATGCCCTAGGCTCCTTCGTCTTGGTGCTCTTCTTCACGCTGCCCATGCTGCCCAAAAAATTCCCCCTTGCCAAGTCTCGGTTCCTGACGTAAACCTATCTCACCTTAGCTATGAAAACCACACTAGACACCATCGGGAACATCCTCACCATCCTTGCTCTTGCCGCGCTTGCGTGGCTCGCTTGGGTGATTCTCTGAACCCTCAACCTACCTACCGATGAACATCCATCTCACCCTCCAATCTACGAACCAGAAGACCGGACCCATACCGGTGAGCACCAGTCCAGACAGCACATGCCCTCCGGCCTGCCCGTTTCGCGGGCAAGGATGCTACGCCGACTCCGGACCTCTCAAAATCCACTGGTCCCAAGTCAGCAAAGGCCAACGCGGCGAACCATGGAAGGTGTTCCTCAGTCGGATCCGTTCGCTGCCCGAGTCTCAACTCTGGAGGATGAACCAAGCGGGTGACTTGCCGGGAGCGGGAAACCGGATTGACGCCAAACAACTAGGCGAGTTGGCCAGTTCCAACAAGGGAAGGAAGGGCTTCACATATACGCACAAGCCTGTCGTGAAGACCGACGGCGTTCCTGCCGAAGTCGTCCAAGCCAACCGGCGAGCAGTCAAAGCGGCCCTTGCTAAGGGCTTCACCGTAAACCTAAGCGGAAACAACGTTGAGCACGCCGACAGGCTCGCGAAAACCGGCCTGCCAGTCGCGACTGTGGTTCCTCCGGGATCGCCTTCCCGTTTCACCACACCAGCCGGCAACAAAGTCGTAATCTGTCCCGCTCAACGCAGCGACACCACGACATGCACGACGTGCCGCCTATGCTCGCGAGCCGATAGGGGTTTCATGATCGGATTTTTACCCCATGGGACCGGAGCGAAGAAGGTTTCGGCCGTAGCCTGCCAGTAGGTTCCCCGCCATTCCCCCTTGGGTGACCAGGGGGGAAAACGGGCAATCTATGCCCAGCAACCAAAACACAAGACATGCAAACACAAGAAACCACACCCCTACCGATCACCCTCAACAAGCCTGAAGGGTACATGCAACGCAAAATCACCCGGGACCTTCTACGCTACCAGTGCGGCCGCCAGCTGTGGTGCCCAGTGTGCGATGGTCTGCTGGATATCCGCCGCGTCGCTTCTGTAGACCTCATGCGGGGCCCGGACATCGTCGCAACGCGAGCGTATTGTGACTCGTGCTGGAAAGAGCATGGGGAATCGCACATCCGCAGTGTGCTGTCTACGCCGGCTGGGCAAGGGATCACCGTAATTCTCACCATGGGGAGGGGCCTGTGAAGCACCACCACCACCGTCCCATCCCTCGGCTCACCGTGGTTCGATGCTATTCGGGTCCGGTATCGGATCGAGAAAACCCAAGAGCCCACGGCTGGGCATGCGAACTGCATGTCTGCCGGTGTGGTGCCGTGCGGAGGGTCAACGTCAACGGCCGGCATGTGGAACGCGGTCTATGGGCGGAGGGGACGCCATGACTCCCCTTTTAGACGGCATGCTGGCAGTCGCCCTATTCTGGGTGCTCCTTTGGACATGGTTGTTGCTCCCATGAAAACCATCCAAATCCATACATGTGACGCTTGGTGGGCTGGAACCACCAACAACGACCTGTTGCGTTATGTCGGAATCAAGCGGATACACCCCGGCTGGTATACCGTGACGTATCATGGAACGAACCTAGACAAGTCGACCATACGCTCCGCCAAGCGGAATCCGAAGGGATTGATCCGGGAATAGCCTAGCCCACCCCACCACCCCCGGCGCCCTATGGGTTCCGGGGCTTTTCTTTGCCCAGATTCCGACAACGTTAACCTGTAGGCTTGGCCTGTAACGTTACCGGTTAACGTTAAACCTTTATCGTTAACGCCCCATCCTCCCCTGGAGTAGGCCACTCCCCCCCATGGGCTGGGCAACCTACGAGGAATCCTCGTGAGTTCGATTCCCCATAGAGACTCTGGAAATTCGGGTGGCCCACTTCTGATTCCGAACCCCCCATAGGGTTTCTGGAAATTCGGAAATCTGGAAATCCGTTTTAAGACCCCCATAGGCTATTTACCCATCACCGAGTCCATCTTCCCATCAAAACGCCTCCTAGGCCCCTTTCCGGCGCAGCAATGGCCATTCCTGACCATGGACCCAACCCCATTCCTGCACACGCCTGCACATGAGCAGCATACGACCTTACCTCCATATGCGGCATATGCAGCATAGAGGAGGGGAGCTCCGGGGCCTCCGCCGCTTGGCCTCAAAGCCAAGAAGCAGGCGAGGGGGACCCCGGAGCAGCCTACTTATTAGGTAGGCGTTATTGCCTCCCTATTAGGGGAGGATAGGCACCTTCTCTAGGTATTTGTTGAGAGCGGTGCCCACGACTCTCCAAAATTAGTTTGACCATCCTCTCCTTTTTCACTATCACCTACATCCCTATGGCCTACATCTACATCGACGGCAAGACTACCACACTGCGTGCTCAGTTCAGCAGCATGCCCCCAATGACCCATGACCCGAACCCGGAGGACTCCGATGTTCTGGCCCACATCATGGAAACCATGGATGTGCCCATGGAGGTGGCTCAGAAGGCGTTCAACTCCATGCGGAATCCCAGCAGCCGGGTTCTCATCTACGATCGCGTGCATGCGGTATGGCATGGCTGCGAATGGCTTCCTGATACGGAGAAGGACGCCGACCTGATGATGAACCGCAAGCTGGGGGAGATTAAGAAGGACATCCAGCGCGACAAGACCTGGACCCGCAAGCGCGAGAAGGAGGTCAAGAAGCTCAACGAGGACATGGACGAGATCTACGCCCGTGTGGACGCGATCAATGCCACCATGGCTGAATGGAAGAACCTCCTGCCCAATCTTGAGAAGGCGATTGCCGAGATCAGGCAGGAGGTGAAGGCGATCAGCGATCTGAAGGCGGAAGTTGGTTCGAAGTACCGCTTCCTGATTGGTTCTGACGAGCTCCAGGACGAGCGCCTCGCCGTCCTCGAGAAGCGCCTTGGGATTGACTATCTTGCCGGAACACCAGCGGATTCCACTCAACCCAGTTGATGCCCTCGGATGAATGGGCAATGGGCAGCACAGCCCGTGGGAGGCGGCCGCCACGCTTACAGAACGCGAGCCTGAACTTGCGTGGGGTGTGGTGGCCGACCTCCTGTATGACAGCGATCTCTCGAGCCCAGTTGGTCAGCTCGCTGGATCCGAAGCCTGAGTAGGCCAGCTCCATGAGGGTGGGCGGCTCCCCATCGCGTTCCTTGGCCGGCTTGGCGATGTGATGGATCCAGATCCAGCAGACGCCGGTCGATTGGAGGATGGGTTGGAGCTGGTTGCGGAGGAATAGCGAGACCGACTCTTGGTTCGACAGGTCGGCACCGAAGTAGGACAGGAGCGGATCGCAGATGATCATGTCCAGCTTGGCCTTGAGGATGAAGCGCCGGGCGTAGTCGAGGAATGCGGCGCCGGTGCGGACGGTCTCGGTGCGGAAGGATAGGTTGGCCCGCAGACGCTCGTGTTCCTCCGGGTTGAGCCCCAGGCCCCGGGCGACACCCTGGAATGCTTCTGCGAGGTCGCCGGTGTTGTTCTCAGCCTGCACGACGCCGATGCGTAGCGGTCGCTCACCGCCGATTCCGAAGAAGTCACGGCCGACTGCCCACTGCATGCAGAGCTGCATGAGGAGCGAGGACTTCCCGATGCCGGAACCGCCGGACAGGATCATGGAGGAGCCGCGAGTCAGCCACCGGTTGCCGACGAGGTTGTCGGGATCGTTGGTGGGCGAGAAGGCGATGAGGTCATCGACTGAGACGGCGGTGTCGGTGTCACTGGCCAGCTCGAGGTTCTGCTGCCACACCTCGAAGGTCTCGGCTCCGACATGGGTGGCCAGCAGGCGTTGGCGTTCCCCGGAACGGTGGGCGCCGGGCAAGCGCGAGTAGCGGGATGGGTTCTTGTTCTTGGGATCTATACCCTGGGCGGCGAGCGTGTTGTAGATGATGTCCCGACGCTCATCCCATTGGGCGCGGTCGACGGCATCGACGCGGACCCATGCGTGGATGGACTTGCCGCCTGAATCGATCAGGACGGTGATAGGCAGGCCAGAGTCGACGAGGATCCTGCGCTGTTCTTCCTTGGCTGACGCATCCATCTCGACAAGCACATGGCGATAGGAGGACACAGCCTTGTCGGCGCCGGAGTAGTCGTTGGCAATGAAGGGGTTGATGCGGACGAAGGCGCCCATTCCGGCTGGGCTTAGGAGCGGAGAGTCTGGCCCACTGAACCGTTCGATCCACTGCTCACGAGTCAGGAACGAGCCTGCGGTCTGCGGCTTGCCTTCATCCGACACGTCATTGCAGATGCAGACCACCTCATCCTGCACAAAGGCTGCCTTGAGGAAGGCCACGAACTCCTCACCGGGAATCTGAGGCTGGCTGGACTCGGTCATTGGCACAGGCGTCTTGCTGGGCAGCTTGTAGCGCGTGATGTCGACCTTGGCAGCCGGCGTGGACTCATGCCCGGCGTTGAGCAGGTAGCCTCGCGGGAACCCGAAGGGCTGGGTAGATGCCTGCTTGATCTTGTGGGTGAGATCCCGCGAATGCCATGGGGGCTGGCAGGATCGGTTCCATTCCTCGAGCAGGTCGTAGGCGTCCTTGATGTCGAGGCAGAATCCCCAGCACAGACCGCGTGCGGCGGTGAAGGTCTGGTTGTGGCCACCTTGACCCGAGATGGCAGGAGGGAGCTTTGCGAGCCAGAGTCTGGCCCGCTCAATGGCTGTCATGGCGGTTCCTCCTTACTCGACGAACCGAGTGAATGTCATCAAGAGGAAGTAGATGCCAAGGAGGCAGAGCCCGACGCCGAGTCCGAAGGACAGGACAAAGCGACGAGCGTCTTCCTGCAGTTGCACGAAGTAGATCAGCACCCAGGACACCGCGATAAGTGCGGATGAGAAGGCGCCGAAGCCATTGAGGATTGCTTGGAATTCTTGTGAGGTCATTGGATGTAGGTTGGTAGCCTAGGCTTTGTTCTTGAAGTACTCGACTTGGAGCATGCGTTTGATGGCCTGCTTCTTGGATGGGTAGGTTCCCATCTCCTTCTTGTGGGTCTTAGAGACGACGGTGTAACCCTTTTTGGATTTCTTGATCATAATGCTTCTTGAGATCTGCGACGGTGAGTCTCTTTGGATAGCTCATCCAGCCGCGATCGATGGCCCTCTGGACAAGGCTCTTGGCCTCGGCGAGAAGATCGTTGTTGGACATGTGCAAGGAGTCCTTTTCGTTCTGCGTCATGGGACGTGGTTTCTTTGCCTCTTCGAGGCGATGCTGATACCAGGCTGAGTCTTTGCGGTCCCGTTTCACTTCTGATTTTGCCTTGCGTAACTCAAGAGCAGCAGCGCATCGGCGTTTTGCAAGGTGACATCGATCTGCGGGTACAGTTCCTGCGCCTTGTTCCGCAGCTTCCGCTTCCACTCAGGCTGCGTTGCACAGGACTTGCGACCGCCGAGGCCGAGGGGTTCCTGCCACTTGACTGGAGGCACACGATGCAGGGAGTAGCCGAGGGCCACGGCAGCGCCCTTGATGATGCCGAAGTTGTCGAACAGGACAGCGGTGGTGGAGGACGGGATCGCTTTGCCGGCGAACTTCGGGATGTCCTCGATCCACAGCTCAGAGATGGCGGTCTTGTTGAGGGACAGGAGCCTCACGATGTCGGTGAGGGTGTCCGGCATGGAGTGGGTGGCAATCTCCCCTTCGGTCAGGCAGGCGAAAGCGCCGGAGACACCGGGGTCGCAGGCGATGATTGTCTTTTGCATAGTTGTGCGATGTACTGTGAGGCTTGTTGTTTGGAGTATTTGAAGGCGTACCGGTGACCACGCTGCATGAGCAGCTTGACCTGCTTCGGCGTGGCGAGTTCACGGCGTCCGCGTGCCATGAGGGAGTCGATGAGGGCAGAAGCATGGCCCTTGTTCTCCACTCGCCTCGGGTCGAACCCGTAGCTGGCCAGAAGGGCAGCCTGCTTCTCGGACACGGGCTCCATGTGCCACTTCATGGTGGCCTCATAGTCGACGACGCTGGAGTCCCCGGTGGCCATGCCCCACTCGACCGGGTTGATCATCCGGCCTGCGAACCGCTTCTTCTTGGCCAACTCCGCAGCGAGCTTGGCCTCGCGTTCCTTGCGGGCCTCGTCAGCCGCAGCCTCTGGATCGAACTCACCCTGAGTGGTGGTGTTCTTGTCGGCGATCTCAGCGACCTCGCCATCAGCGAACAGCGACGTGGGACGGATGAGCCGATGCCTACCAGTCATCCACAGAAAATCCAAAATGAGGAGGTTTTGTTTGCCGTCCGACAGCCGGGTTCCACGACCGACGATCTGGGTGTAGAGCGCACGGCTCCTGGTGGGCCGCAGGCAGACGATGGTATCGATGGTGGGCTCGTCGTAGCCTTCGGTGAGCAGCATGGCGTTGCAGAGGACGCCGGAGTCCACCTTGGCGAACCACTCGATGGTCTGTGCCCGGTCGTCCGACGTGCCGTCCACATGCCGGGCATTGAAGCCCCGGGCGATCAGCATCTGGGTCATCATCTTGGAGGTGCTGATGAGCGGCAGGAACACGAGCACCTTCTTGCCGCCGTACTGCCGGATCTGCTCGATGATCTGGGCGAAGAGCGGCTCGATGGCGTTGGCGCACTCGCTTACCTCGAAGTCCCCGGCACGAATGGCGACCTTGGTCAGGTTTATGGACAGGTCGCAGACGCGGACTCGGATGGGTGCCAGGAACCCCTGCTTGATCAGGTCGGCCAGAGTCAGCTCATAGGCAATCTCGTCGAAGTGATCACCGAGGCTGCGTTGGTCAGCACGGTCAGGTGTGGCAGTGACACCCAGCAGCCGGGCACCTCTGAAATGCCGAATGACAGCTTGATAACTGTCGGCGGCGACGTGGTGCGTCTCATCAATGATGATGTGCGTGAAGTGATCTGGCGCCCATTGCGTGCAACGGCGCATGAGTGTCTGGATGGATCCGACGACCACCTTGGCATCGCGATCGCCAACACAGTCTGCACGCTCCAAGGACGCCTTGAGACCAGTGGCGGACTCGAGCTTCAGTATCGCTTGATTCAGAAGCTCTTCCCTATGCGCCACGATCAGGACCCTGCCGGGCAGGCGATGTGCGATGTGGGAGAAGATGATGGTCTTGCCTGCCCCGGTGGGGAGGACAACGAGGAGCCGGCGGAAATCGTTCCACTTTGCCAGTACTTGACTGACGCACTCCTCTTGATACGGTCTGAGCTGCAGTTGCGACATTGTTCTTGTGTAGGTTTACCCCCGAGGAGTTGGTAGCTCCCCGGGGGTTTTTGTTTCCCCACCTAGCCTTGGGCTAGAAAGCCTCCTCCGGCGCCTTATTGAGGCGCTTGACGCGCAGGTAATCACCATCCTGATCGACAGTGATCGACAGCCGTTGGCCAACCCAATGGGTCAGCAGGTTGGTGAGAGATCCGGGCTTGGACAGATCGAACTCCTGACCATCAGGCAGATCGACGTTGGTGACAGACGCCAGCAGGT